TTCTTCTGACTTCATGCCAATCGTTCTTCCTTCCAATCCATCTAGACAGTCAGTAGGAGCACTTGCTGTTGCTGGTGCTATTGATGCAGTTGTTGTTGAGGATGCTGGTGCTGGATTACCCGTTTCACAAACTCTCTACACTGCAATCAAAGGTGATGGTTCAGGTGGTGTCGTAGAACTAGTAACTAATGGCGCAGGCACAATCACTTCTGCTAGTGTTCAAGCACGCGGATCTGGTTATACCTACGGAAACATTCTTCTAGGAGTTGGTAATCTGTTCAGCGATGCTGGATTGAGCACTCCTGTCAATGGTTATTCTGGAAATGCTGCAATTGAAGCAATTCTTCCTCCTCAGGGTGGTCATGGTTCTGATCACGAAACAGAACTTAATGGAAAGCGTGTTATGACGAACATTCGTCTAACCTATGCAGAAGGTTCTGGTGACTTCCCTGTTGATAATGATTTCCGCCGTATTGGTATCATTGCTGATCCTTACAACCAAGGAACCACAACATTTGCAACCGCTGACACTCTTTCTGGTCTCAAGTCACTCAAGATCACTGGAGCAACAGCAGACTTCAACGTTGATGAGAAGATTGTTCAGACAGTAACTGGCGGAACCGCATATGGAACCGTTGTTTCTTGGACACTCGATAGCGGTTCTACAACTGCTGGTGTTCTTAAGTATATCCAAACTAATGATGCACACACCGATCAAGGTGTTGTAAGAGCATTTGAAAGCAACGCAGCAAATGCAGTTACTGGAGAAACCTCTGCTGCATCAGGAACAGTTGATACTGGATATGCTGGTTCACTACTAGGCGTAACATTTGCTGCTGGTCTAGCAAATACAGAGATTGAGAACAACTCAGGTGAAGTTATCTACATCGAGAACCGTCGTCTCATCACTCGTGCTCCTGACCAAATCGAAGACATCAAATTAGTCATCGAATTCTGATTTAAATCAGATATTATCAATCCCCCGAAACATCGGGGGATTTTTTTTATCTCTACTAAATACTAAAGACTGGATACTAGTATTTGGCGGAGTACGATGCCTCAGAAGACTAACCTTAATGTAAATCCTTATTACGAGGACTTTGACGCGAGTAAGAATTTTTATAAGATTCTATTCCGTCCTGGATACTCTATTCAAGGTAGGGAGCTAACACAAGTTCAATCTATTCTCCAAAACCAAATTGAGAGTTTTGGTAAGTATGCTTTCAAGCAAGGTGAGCAAGTTATCCCTGGTGAGGTAGGTCTCAATACAAAGTTAGATTATGTCAAATTATCTTCTGTTTCTGAAGTTGCGGTTTCAGAAGGAGATGAGATCGTATATAAGAAATATGACATCACCCAGTTACTTGGACAACAGTTGCGTGGTCTGACTTCTGGTGTTATTGGCACAGTATTGACAGCAAAACTAGCAACAGAAAGCACTGCTGATACTGTTTTTGTAAGTTACATTAATAGTGGCAACTCAAATACAGAATCAACCTTCCGTCAAGGTGAAACACTAGAGGTAGTAGATGGTGTCAATACACCACTTCTCGTAGTAGGAACAGATGGTAGTGTTCTACCAACTAGTATTCAAGTAACTAATCCTGACACTGGAGAAGTAACTTCTCTAGAAAGTCCTGCTATGGGATTTGCTTCTGCTGTTAAAGTTCAAGAAGGTATCTATTTTGTCAATGGATATTTTGTTCGTAACGAGGAACAACTCCTTGTTATTGATGAGTATTATGACAAACCATCTGCTAAAGTAGGATTTACAATCAAAGAAGAGATTGTAACACCAGAAGCAGATGCATCTCTATATGATAATGCAATTGGTTCATCCAACTACACAGCACCTGGAGCACATAGACTAAAAATTAGTCTAGAGATGAAAGAGTTTGCTCTAGATGCAATTACGGATAAGAATTTCATTCAACTCCTAACAGTGAAGAGGGGAGTTGTTCAAAGAAAAGTTTCTACAACAGATTTTAGCGTTCTTGAGCAAACTCTCGCTCGTAGAACATTTGACGAGAGTGGTGATTACGTTGTCGATAACTTTGACATTGATGTTCGTGAATGGGCACAGAAAGATGGCAACAAAGGTCTGTATGGTGCAGACGAATTTGGTCTATACAATGGATACACTGCTAGCGAAGCTTCCAGAAAAATGGTTGCTAGCATTGGTCCTGGTAAGGCATACATTAAAGGATATGAAATTGTTAATAAAGAAACCAAGTATCTCGAAATTAACAAGGCAAGAGAAAGTCTCACTAGTGATAATGTAACACTAAAGACTAAGGGACTTCCCACTTTTAGTATTACTAATGTCTTTGGTAGCGTTCCTCTAAACAAAGAAGGATCAGATCTAACTGCATATCCAGACATTTTCTTATACAGCACGTTCTCAGATGGATCCATTGGTGTAAATGGAACTGAGGCAACCACTGATCACAGACAGACTATCTCAAGAAGAGGTCTTACATTTACAGCAAATGATGCTATCAGAACAATCACTCTAGATGTTCTAGGTCTTAATGGGCAACCAGCTCTTGGAGCATTGACTGATGCCACTTTCCAAACACAATACAAGACCCTGTATTTCATCAAATCAAGAAGTGCTGATGGCACTGCTACAGATATTGGAACTGTAACTACTCTCGCTTATGCTACTATCAATAGACCTGGCATTAGTGATAACGAGAACAAGCAGTTCTTAGAATTGACGGTATTTGGCAATAAAGCAGAATTGGAAAACCTTCTTCTCGAATATGACGAGGGAGATTCCGAGAAAAAGAGAAAGATCTTCCTTTCAAACGGAGATGCTCAAGACAATGACGATTATTGGGCAGAGGTAGTAGACTACAGAAACACAATTACACCTGTTATTGGTAAAGTAAAACCAAGTAACTTCTTCCTCAAGAAGAGAGGTGAAGGATTTAATTCAGATTCTGATGTAGTTCTATCGAAGGGTCGCTTGTCTGGTGGATCTGAAACCTATAATAGTATCTTTGGGTTCTCCTACTTCGATCCTCAGTTCTTTACCAGAATTTTACTAGAAACTGTTCCCGCTGGTTTTGATGAAGGTAAATATGTATTTGGATTAGAGAGTGGTGCTTACGGTGTTGTCGAAGGACCAGCTTCTGGCGTTTACTCTACCGACAGACTTTTATTCGTAAAAACTATTTCTGGAAATTTCAAGTCTGGAGAAACAATCAGAGATGAAGATTCAAACACTGTAAAGATTGCAAAAGACAACACCATTTCTCACTTTATTGTTATTGAAAGAGGATCTGGATATTCTGCTGGTGCAGAAATTCTATTGAACGGTGTTACTTATGATGCATCTAAGATTGAACCCACTGTGTATGGTGGTAAAATCTATAAGGTAGCAATCAACAATCAGGCTGCTCTAAGAAATCTAGAATTCACACAACCACCCGAAATTGTTGTTACTGGAACTACAGACAGCGCAGGTGCTGCTGCTGTTCGCGCAGTTCTTGTTAGAAACGCAGTTACAACATACACACCACAAAATGTAAAATCTATTGGTGGTTCATATGGATCTGGTGGTAGCAATAAGTTCAATGCAGACTTGGTTGTAGATAATCAGGCATATTCAAATATTTCTGCTGTAACTGACTACACTTTCTTTGGTAAGAAAGGCACTATGTTTGTCGAATCGACAAGTTTCAGTGCTGATGCTTCTAGCATTCTTCAACAGGGTGATCTAATTCAATTCTCAGATCAAGATAACAATCTAGTCCGTGCAACTGTTCAATATGCAACTCAAGCAGCAGGTGCCGCTAAGACTAGAATTTACCTAGACACTGCACTTCCTGGTGACGTAACAAACACCAGTATCGTCCGTCTAAGACCCAGACCAGAAAACACTAACGGTGGCACACTGCTGTTCCCAACTGGAAGTAAGCAGGTTGAGCAAATTTCTGCTGGTGGAGATGATACTAAGATTAAGTATTACTTCCGAAGAGACTTTGTAACCACTGCTTCTACTTCTGGTGGAACTATTACATTCGCAGCACAGTTGCCATTTGGAACGCAAAGATTTGCAGCATTCAGTGAAGAAAATTATATTATTACTGTTCTAGATCCAGGCGATGCTCCAAGCATTACAAAAGGTGATATCATTTATGTTCCTACCGATGCAGTAGAAATTTCATCTTCTACTGATACTGCCAGTGGTCTCACTTCTGGATCTATTAGTCTACAACTAACATCTGATTATTTTGGAACCATTCCTTCCAATGGTGCGTTCCCTAAACTTAAGTTGACCGCAACCTTGGAAGTATCCAATGCAAAACCAAGACTTAAGACTGCCGTAAGAAACAAGAGAATTGTTGTTACATCATCTGGTGACAGAGTTATTCCACTCAGAGGATCTGATTACGATACCGAAGTCATCGAAACTCTATCTTACTCCGATGTATTCAAATTAAGATATGTCTACGAAGGAACTCCTTCCCAGGCTCCAGATGTTGATACTGCTGGAAATCTAGTTTCTGGAACTGATGTTACTTCTAGATATACATTTGATGACGGTCAAAGAGACACCGTATATGATGTTTCAAGACTAGTCCTTAAACCAGGATTTGAAGCATCTGTCGGACAACTTGTAATTGCCTTTGATTATTTTGAGCAATCACAAGGAGATTTCTGCACTATCGATAGTTACCTACACGAAGCAGGTGTTCCAGAAGATGAAATTCCTTCTTTCAACTCTCCTGTTCTTGGTAATGTAGAACTCAAAAATGTGATCGACTTTAGACCTAAAGTAGATACCACAGCAATCATCCCAGGTTATCTTGACAAGTCTCTCCTAGAAGTTACCGAAGGAGCATTTGCTGGTGCTGGTGCGGTTGTTTCTAGCACTCCTGCTCCAGATGCTGGTATCGAGTATACTTTCTCCTTCAGTCAGATCCAGTATCTAGATCGTATTGATGGGATATTCCTGAATAAGAAAGGAGAGTTCCTAGTAAAAGAAGGCAATTCTTCTCTCAACCCATCCAAACCAGATCCTATTGAAGACGCAGTTCCTCTATTCTATGCGTACATTCCTGCTTTCACTAAGACTAGCAAGGATGTAAGAATTACTCCAGTTGATAATCGTCGCTATACTATGCGAGATATCGGTAAATTGGAGAAGCGTATTGAGCGTCTTGAGTATTACACTACACTCAGCATTCTTGAGCAGCAAGCTCTTAACATGCAAGTCAAGGATGAAGTTGGTCTAGACAGATTTAAGTCTGGTTTCTTTGTTGATAATTTTGAAGCACACTCTGTCGGTAACCTAACTTCACTAGACTATGCATGTGCTGTTGATCCTCAACAATCTGTTCTTCGCCCACAATCAAAAGAAGACAGCATCAAACTAGTTGAGGTAAACGTAAGAGAAGATCAAAGAGCAGTTTCTGGTTACAAGAAAGTCAACAATGTTGTCACACTGCCATATTCGAATTTAAATCTTCTCGGTAATGGATTTGCATCGACAAAAATCAATCCAAACCCATTTGTTGTTCTTCAGTATGTTGGTGATGGTGAGTTATCCCCATCTATCGATCAATGGTATGATCAAACTGAAGAACCACTAGTAGTTGATACAAATACAAGTCTATTCAACATTTTCCTTGCAAAAGAGAACGTCAAGGAAAGTTTCTCCAGCATCCACAATTCCTTTGTGGTTAACTGGGTTGGTTCTTCCCCATCATTTACTGCTATCAATTCTTTGGGTGAAGTCAATAGTCAGCAGGCATCAACTAAAGTTAAGTCTGCTTCTGTTGCAAGTTCTTCTAATATCAGTCCACAGAACAATGATATTGGTAAAGGAATTCAGGCAAAAACTGTAAGGGGCAATCTGGTTTCCAATTCTCTATCATTCTTTGCAAGAAGTGTTCCTGTCAAGTATGTAATCAGAAGAATGAAGCCTAACACCAAGATGTATGTCTTCTTGGAAGGTAGAGATATCAGTCGTTGGGTCAATCCTGATCTAAGATTTACTGGTATTGCTGGCAACTCTCTGTCTGCATTCAATGGTCCTATCACCACTGATGAATATGGAAATGCATCTGGTTTGATCATTCTTCCTGCTGGTTATCCACCCATCGAAAATGCAACATGGGGAGGAAGTGTAGATACCGTATCGTATGACACAAACGCAGAAGAAGTATCAATTACATCTGGCATCTTAACGTTCAGATTTACTTCTAGTGCAACCAATGCACCTAAAGATGAAGTAGATAGTTACACAGAGGTTAAGTATTATGCTACAGGTATTCTCCCAGAGAACCCAGATAGCATTGTTTCTACAAAACCATCTTACTTCAAGTCAAACGAAGGTGTTCAGTTAATCGAAAGCAACACTGACAATCCAGTCAGACCTAATCCATTGGCGCAAACTTTTAAGGTCGAGAACCTAGAGGGTGGTTGCTTTGTAACTGGCATTGATCTTTACTTCAGCAAGAAGAGCAGCAATATTCCAGTCAAGACATATATTACCAATGTCGATGCAGAAAAACCAGGAAAGAACATTGTTCCTGGTTCCGAGAAAACTCTTTCTCCAAACACATTCCTTAAGTGTTATGCAAATGGTGACGTTGCCGTCTATAAGGGCGAGAGCGTAACTGGTGTAAGTTCTGCTGCATCTGGTCCTATTCTTAAGATCTTTGACAAGAACAACGTAGAACTAGTTGCTTCTTCCTCTGGCAAGTATAGTCTAACCAATGAGCAAGTCTATACGTTTGTTCTAAGCAATCATAATGGCAAGTCGTTTGTTCAAAATGAAGATCTGACTATTCCATCAGTTACCACGGCAAATGCTACTGAGGGAACTACTGGAAAGATCACGATTGCTAAGGACAGTGGAAAAGTTTCTAAGGTCAGAGTTACTAACCCTGGTCAG